ATGCCTGCAAGCAAAGAGATTGTAAAGATAAACTGGCGTATTGTAAATGCGCTGCGGGGCATAGCCGCTTTGGGCGTGGTGCTGAACCATGCGCGTGGCTGGCTCTTTAGCAACGATATACTGTATGCCGCCCATGTACATGCCAAGGCAAGCTGGGCATGGTGGGAATGGCTGATGATGATTGCTATGCAGTTTACCAGCCTTGGGGCAGAGTTTGTTATCATGTTCTTTTTGCTGTCGGGTTTTTCCATAGCGCATAGTATATCCAAGTCGGCAGGTATAGCGGGGTTCTTAAAACGCAGGGCTATCCGCCTGTACCCAACTTATATCATCGGCTTATTGTGGGCGTTTGTCGCGTTCAATATTGCAAGAGTGGCTGCACCGCAGCTATACTATAGCAGCTACAACGGAGAGCCGTCTATTGCTACGCACTATGCTACGTTTGCACAAGCATCAAACATACTATTGTCTTTGCTCTATGTCTTCCGGCACGATTACCTGACACATCAATACTGGTCGCTGCCGTTAGAAGTTATTTTTTACATCCTTGCGCCATGGCTTATAAAATATATGCGCGTATGGATGTTGCTTACTGTAGCGGGAGTGTTGGCGGGCTTGTGGCTGACGGGTATCTATTTTCATGAAGAGGACGATTATCATTCGCTATGGCTTTTTGTATGCGATTACAGCATCTTCTTTTTGCTGGGTGTGCTGATGTATCAATACAGAGAAAAACTGGTTAGCAGCTTTCGTATTGGCAAGTGGCCGTTTTATATCATCAGTATCGTATCATTTGTACTGTTTGTATGGGTAAAAGGGCATCTGTTTCATGAAGTATCCAACAAGGTAACGGCTATTATATCAGCAGCTTTTACCGTGTGGCTGTTGTTTGGCGCTTTAAAGCATCAAGTGATAATCAATTGGCTCGATAAACTGGGGCATTACAGCTACACGCTCTACGTTACGCATCTTGCCAGTATATTTTGTGTCAAGATTATGTGCTACAGGCTGGGCTATGGGTTTGATAATATTGACAACCTGTTTGTATGGCTGGCAGGTGTAGTGGCATCTGTTGGCGTAGCATACCTGCTATACCTTGTGGCAGAACGCCCAAGTATATTGTGGCTGCAAAAGCTGAGAGATAAAACCTAATAAACAATGCTACCCCTTTGTAGCACGAGAAAAACGATAAGCCCCCTTGCCGCTGCGCAGTCCGTCTATGGCATTCAGTCTGGCATTGTATTTTTCTGCCGTAGCACCCTTTAGTTTTTTACCGTTTACACGCAGGTCGTCGCCCTTCCATACAAAGTGCATATTTTGCAAATCCTGTATCAAGCCATCTGCATACATCTCGTTCAGTACCACATCAAGCTCTTCCGAACATCTGGTGCGCTGCAACGCTTCTGCTTTGTTTTTCGCTATGGTATAGTTGCTATAGCTGCCTTGTGGATTTGTGAGGTCGGCTACAGATAATTTATTGCTATTCATGGAAAAAACGGTGTTCACTCCCCCTGTTCTTTCAAGCAATGTTTTCATCCTTTCTACATACTGTGTATTATAAGGTTCGGGCAATGGCTTGTTGTTGATAGTAAGCGTACCTAAGGCATAGGTGTAGCTGAAAGCCTCACCAGACTTAATAAAGTCATCGCGCAGGGCATCTGCCAGCAGATAGTTTTTATTGTTAGCGGCATACATATCGTTGCTGATGTGGGTCAGTTCTTTTGCATCGGGTACATCGCCGGCATATACAAATAGTGGCAATACAAATGCCAATAACAGGCTCTTAAAAATCTTCGTTACAGGTATCATACTTATAAGTGTTTACACGAATATAAGAAAAACGCAAATAACCTGCACTTTTCAAGCATAAGCGCATCATGATGTACGCCACTAAAATACATAAAAAATACTATCCGTAAAATATAAATAAAAGTACTAAAAATTGTATTTTTGTTTTAATAAATATTCTTTTACCAAATAATACTACACACATGAAAAGAAAAGACAACCACTGGTTTGCACATGACAAAAACGCCATGAACCAACCCGCACTCATGTCTCTCAAAGCCGTATATGGCATGAAGGGCTACGGCATATGGTGGGCACTGATGGAAACACTGCGCAGCAGCGAAGACTACCGCTACAACATCAAAGACGAGTTTGCCTACATTCATCTATCCAAGCTATTAGAAGAACTAACCCCCGAAGAAGTGCGTGTTTTTATAGACGATTGCATCCACCGCTTCAAACTGCTGAAACTGAAAAACGGTTTCATTTATCAGGAAGAAATGACCGAACAATTGCGTGCATTGGATAGAAAAAGAAAGGAATTACTAAGGGGCAGAACCAAAAGTACAAATCTATTACCATTCCCCTAAAAACCAATGCTGTAGCATAATACAAAGAAAAAAAAGCCCTTTTTTGCCCTGTTATTGAACTACCATTGACTACCATAAGGCTACCATATTTGAGGGGCGTAATGGGGCTGTAATGCGCTTCTATTGCTATTTACAGGGTGTGGTTGGTGCTTATTAGCAGGGTGTAAACGGTAATGTTTTTTGTATTTTTGGAATTACTCCGATTTATTACCCTCCATATTACCGTTTAAAATGGTAATAAAAACTGCATTTTTGGTGTGTTTAGTAGCGTTTTGAAAGCTATATTTTGACACTTTGTCAGAATTATTTACTCTTAAAAGAACATGAGACCAGAACACTTTTTTCTGATACTTTACGATATTTTATAAACAATGTGCCGTTAGTAATATTCACTTCATTATACAAATCTTTTGCCTGATAAAACTCCTGTTTTTCATAGTATAATAAGTCTTCTTCACAGGCATATTCTGCAACAGCTTGCTTCATTTCAAGATATAGTTCACTTGCAGCATTATCGTTGACGGGCAGAGGTAATAAGTTTAATTTTTTTTGGGCTTCCAACAAATCTTCAAAGGTCATTGGTTTGCGCGAGTTGTTATTGATAAGATAATCGTATCCATCCATGATATCAAAATTATTAATTATTCCACAATTCAGCATGAAGATATGTCTCTGCATATTTGAGGCCAGCTTCACCCTTATTTTTTAGATATACCGGTATATAACAGTAGGCTTTGACCTGATCTGCTTTACTAAGTTTGTTCCATTTCTGTTCCGCTTTTTTACGGCTGCTGCGGCTCTTGTCGTTGTACCTGTTCCAGAACATTTCAAATGTTACCTCCCTGTCTGTAAGGCTGAATACCAGCTTGTCTGAAAGGCTGCAAAACCCTTGAATGTCATCTTCATACCAAGGCATATATCTACCAAGCCACCTTACTTGTTCCTCACCCATCGTAGCGTCGATGGAAAACCTCTCGAGCCTGCCGGATTCACCATATTCAAATGTTACTGAACCTGTAAAACTGCTGCTTGTCATTATCAGTGTTTTCATTATTGCATATCAAATAAAGTTGGTTGTGAATTCCGTTTCGCATCTTCCTTTTCTTTGAGTAGCCTGCGTTCTTTTGCAACGTTGCGCTTGAGGTAGGTAAAGAAAGTTGTACGGCTTATATGGTATATGTTTTTTATGTAGTTGTTGAATATAAACTCGGCTGTCACACCCTCTTGGATGTGCTTGGAGTATATCTGTTGCACCTCTTCAATCTCGTTCAGCAGGTTGTTCTGGTTATATGCCATCTTTCAACTTCTTTGCAACTGCTTTTATAGCGTCTGTTTTTACGTTTTCCGCATTACGGATAAGCTGCCACAATTCCTGCTCATCGTAATCGTTGAATTTCTTTTTTACACCAAAAACCCCATAGCTCTCCGCCCATCTGGCTGCATCCTTAGCAGTGCGGCCAATACTCAAGAACTGCGATATGATAGCCTTTCGCATCTTATCCCGCTTGCGCTCTTCAACCGACATGGCAGGTACTGATAGTTTACCAGAATTGCTGACTGTCATAGAAGATAAGTCGCGCTCCAGTTGCTGTAGCTCCCAATGGTTCAGGTCTGACAGGCTTTTAGTTCTGCCTTTGGTGATATCTGATATCGCCTGCTCCTTTGTCAACGGCAGGCCGTTGGCGTTCACCTGCTTGAGCAGGGCAAAGAAGCGCGCGTATTTGTTTTTACTCATGTTTTAAAACTCAATTAAATACTACCTACAACAGCACTGTCCTCACGCACAATTTTTGCATACAAGGCAGGTGATGCATATTGTTTGAATGCTAATAAAAACTCTACACGCGCTTCTGCCGGTGGCAATACCCTGAAAGGCAGCTTGTACGCTATCATTGCCATGTGCCAGGGCTTATTGTCATTCAACTGCAAGTGGCGGTGTTCAATTTCCAATGCTGCTTTGTCGTACTCTTTTACCCGATGCATAGATGCCATGTTGAGTTCAAATTTTTCTACTATTACTTGCATGAAACGGTCTTCCACTTCGTCATACGACTTGCCGATGATGTTTTTCAATGGCTTTATTACATCGCCAACAAACGCTTCTGAAGCATCGTGCATCAAGCCTTCCATTTTTATATCGTTCTCGCACATGGCAGCTACTAATATGCTGTGCTGCGCTACGCTGTAGAACTCGTTTATATGGCCGCCGAACCTGCATATCTTACTGAGTGCGTTGGCTATGTCTGATATAGTGATGGTATCTGGTTGCGGATTCCATATATTGATGAGCTTACCACTGGCTGTGTTGAAGAGCCCGTCCTGATATTGATGTATTGGTTGTATTGTACTCATGTTTATAGTTTTATATGCATGGTGCCAACTTCATGAAGAGCCAGTGCCAATTGCTGCATGTTGTGGTTTTTTTGTACCGAAAACCCGTGGTCTTCAGAAACTATTACAATCAATAGCCTGCCGTCTTCAGCAGCGAGCGCCAGTTCGAGGCGTTCCCGTATGTCGTTTTTTTCTTCTTCAGTAAGCATATCAATACGCATTATCTAAGTTATCGGTAGGTTCTTCTTCGTGCCAGTTGCAACCGCTACAGCTTGCCACCCAGAAGTGTTGCAGTTTGCATTGTCCGGTACACTGAGCAGGAGGCCGTCCGGGCCATTCACGGCGGATGACCTCCAGTTGCTCTTCCGTGTACCTAACCTGCCAGCCCCCCAACAGGTTGTTTGTCTGTTTGCTCAACGGTGTGTCGCAGGAATACCACCTGCGTAGTGTGTTTACAATATCTTTTAGTACCCGCATCGGTGCGCACTTCTATATCTGCATAGAAGATTTTACCCTTATACTTCCACGAATGCCCTTTGCCTGACAGTAGCGGCATCTTCTGCCATACTATCTTGTCTTTATCTGTAGCAAAGCAGAAGCGGTCGCCATCCAGCAGTTGCCCTATCGTTGTACGTGTTCCTTTTTCCATATCAGTCAATTTCAAGTTGTATTACATACCCGTATCCATCCCTCAACTCGCGCATATAAGCCTCACAGAGAGGGTTTACCCCCCCATAGCGGTGTTGCCTATGTAGATGGTTTTTAGCCCAACCTTGAGCCTCGCAAAGCGTTTTACGCGGCGGTGCAGGTAATACCTGCGGTTGCGGATTTGTGCGGGTGTTTTGTTCATAGTTTTGCGATTATTTGCCTGCCGACCCTTGTTATACGGTAGCTATGTTGTTCATAACCCCATGAAACCACAACCGTATCTAAAATGCCGAGACTTGACATTTCATTTAACCACTCGTCATGCTTTGCGATTTGTTCTTCGCTCATAACAACCCGTCCTGCGTCAAACAGCAGACTTTTTAGTTTTCGTTTGTCATCATCAGATAGCTCAATGCATACTCTGAATTCCCAATTTTTTTTGCTCATAACTAAACATATTTTTTACCGCACCAAGGACAGTAGTTGTGTGACACAAAAGACTTTTCAGTTTTCCTTTGTAATTCACCTTTTTTATTAGCTTTTTGATAGCCAATTTCTATAGCTTGACCTGTAATTAGGTTTTTCATGCCTTGCGAGTGTATGGTAGACAATTCAAACCGAACATATTGAGCTGGCGTACCTTGCTTCTCGAAATCAGCAATAATCTGTTTGCGATATTTTTCAATACAATTACACATATGATGCTACCCTCCTTTGGTAGTTTTTGTTTTAAAATGGTAAATCACACCAGCCCAGATTTCGGCACATTATTTTCGTCTTTTTGCTATATATCTGCAATGCGCGACTATCCCATCGCACAACTCCGAATGGAGGGTAAAACCTTTCTAACTTCAACCACTTTCTTGTTTTTCTGTTTGTTGCTTTCATTAGTTCTTGTTTTTCTTAATAATGCCGACCTGAGAACAGGCCAGCCTGTTGTAACCCCTATGCGCGAGCAGTACAGGATTCGAACCTGTGTAATCCGGGAACCCGGTACCTAACCTCTCGGCCAACTGCTCTATGTGTCTTTCCACAACGTCAACATGCTGTATCGCTATTTTCGGTGGCCATGCATGTTACGGCTAAGGCTGCGACTGTCCCTCGTCTTTCCGAGTGTCAACCGTCTTCCCGATTTGTCGACTCCTTTTAAGGTGGAGTAACCAAACAGTAATCGCCTAACTAACGACTCCGATGTGCGCAGCTTGGGTAGAAACCGACTGCAATCCCAGTAGGCGGTGGACGGGGCAGGATTCGAACCTGCGTCTATATGGACTTATTGATGTTGCCATATCGCTAATCCATTCTCAGCTACCCGCCCAAGTCGTCCCTCGGAAGTGGAAACTATCAAGGGACTTATACATATGCGAAGAGCTTTATCTACTGGTCTTCTTGCTCACCACCATCTGAGCCGTCAGGCTGCGCGTATTCCCTGACGATAGCGCCTGCCAAAATGATTGGGTAGTAGTTTACCCCCCCCGATTTATTAGGCTCCGTAATGAGCTTAAAAGTGGCAGAAAACACATTGTCAAAACACGCATCAAGTACCGTGTTTGATAATGCAGCACAGTTGAATGACAAGTGTTTGCTGTCTTTGTCAGCACGGAGGGTAAAGCCCTCTTGTTCATCAATCATCAAATACCAGTCTGAGGGGTTATCCTCGTCCTGTACCAAAGAAACCTTGTCGCCTGCTTTGAGGCCGATAGATTCAACGGCAAGGTCGCTGATGATATTAGCTCCCTTACGCTGCAGCCTAATGGTGCTTGCTTTCTGACGGATGTGGCTCATGTTGGCCGCAGAAAATTTGTTGAGTTTCATAAAAGAATGCTTGTTTTTAAAAGTTCGCACCTGTCCCGGTCTCGAACCGGGAAGACTGCCAGTCAGGTTATTTATTGTATTTTTTTTTAAATCTTTGAAATCCCTCTTCCTCTGTGCCATCTTGTACAACTGTAATTTTAACAGGAAGAATAGCAAATCCATCGCTAAACATCTCTGCTGGATTCTTGCATATACCTGACCTGCTTAACACCTCTGTTATAGCAATGCAGGTTTGAAAATCAGGTGCAGTTGTTGCAGCTTGCCAACTGCCGTCAGGGGCTACAAAAGCATAAAAACTTTCTTCTTTAATTTCGTTCAATTTTACTTCACTCATATTATTAGCATTTAGTTTGGTTGAGTAATGGCAGCAGTTCCAACACCAATGTTTTATCCAGTACTGCGGTAAGCTGCCCGTTGAACCTGCGCTTGTAGAAGTTACCACGCCAGTACATATACAGTTCGCCATTGTGGCTTACATATTCGTGTTGTTGCTCTGCTGCCATTGTATTAAAACTGTTTTAAAGAACGCCTACTGTACCCTCGTACATCTCCAGTGTTCGTTTACAATCGTTGCATACTTTATTCACATCCGTATCGGGTACAGATACTTTATAAAGCATATTGTCATCGTTGCCGCATTTATCGCAGATGCCGCCTCCATCATATCTGTTGTCGTCCGTGTACTTTTCGCTGAACAAGGGCATTGATATGTGTCCGGATATCAGCGATGCCATATCCTGCACTACCATATAGCGGATGCTGCCTTCAGGTTTCTCATTTGCCCTTTCTTTGTTTATCATCATGGCAATGGCGGCCATGTTCTGCTCAGGTACCATATCCATGCAGTCAGCAAGATGGCCGTGAACACTATCCAGCAGTATTTTTTTAATCTCGATGTACTTTTCGTTCTGTTGCATTGTTTATTTTTTTGAACGGTTAACAATTGGTTGATAAGGAAGTCGCGCTTAGCTGCGCGGTTCTTCGGGTGGCGTTGCATCTTGTTTGATTGTAGGCTCAAAATCAGCAGCAGATATGTCCAGCGGCAAATCAACTTTATTACCATCATTGTCGATATAGCGCACCGTTACAAACTCCTTTGTTTTTACTGGCCTGTGTGCAGACTGTATGATTTCTATTGCATCAATGAAGTCCTGATTGCCTGTATCGTCCGCCAGTTTTTTAAGCTGTATTACCCTGCTTGCTTTCAATACACCAGTCTTGTCTTTCGCCAATAGCTGCAATATGGTTTTTACAAGTGCTTTGCTATTAGCATCTTTGCCCATGCTGGAAACAAACTTTTCAACTTTTTCGATACCAACGTTTACAGTATCATCCCATCCGTCGTTGTATCTGTGACCGATAATAATGGTGATGCCGTCCTCTGTTGTGAAGCTGTGGCTGAACTGGTCGAGTTCCGCATCGTACAATTCGGCTTTCAGGCTTACAAGTGTTTTCAGTTCGTCAAACACTTTCTTCTTAACAGCACTTAGGTTTGCGCTGACAGCCATCAAGTCTTTGAACAAAACAGGGATGGTTGTATTTACCAAAGTCTTGTAATTTTTGCGCTCCTGTTTTGTTCTTTCGCCCTTTTGTTTTTCTTCTTCCATAAACTGGCGGCGGAGTTCTTCTTTCTCTTCAGGTGTTAGATTCTTAATGTTGCTCATGTTTGTATATTTTAAAAATTGGTTACTGTGTTAGTGCGGCATCCAGCTTTTCGATGGTGCATCGTAGTTGTTTGTTTGCCATGCGCATCGTGTCTTCATCCGCGCCAAGCTGGCGGAGACGCAGTAGGTTTTCTTCCTGCTCGTCCATTTGCTGCAATAGCAACTCTGCCTGTGTGTTACTTTCCATGCTTGCGATATTTTGCAACGGGTGATTTTGATTGTTTGTCTATTTTGCCGATGACCTCATCTATGAACACTCTGCTATACGGGTCGTGGCTGATGTTTACACGCGTCCACAACTGCATGAAGGCAAGCGACATGCTGCCCGTCAGGCTGATGGTGTATTGTTTCTGCTCGTTTTGCAATTTTCGCTGTACGGCATCCTGCATTTCAACCAAGTGTTCGAAGAGCAGCTTTTCATGCTCGTCCTCCGGGCTGTAGTGCATCAATACATTCCCTGCCTGCATGGAGAATGCCTCCAGCCGTTCGTGCGATACTTTGATGGTTATGCGTAGTTTCTGCATGGGGTTAAATTTTATCGTGTATCATGTGATAGAGTTCTTTTTCCAATAGCGGACATCCTATCATGGCATCCTTCATCTGTTCGTATCTGTTGCTCGTGTTTATCGGCAATTCCTTGTCTGATGCAACGAGCGTCATGATGCTTACATCATCGCGTACCCACTTTACGCGCCACCAGTCCCAAAAAAGCCAGTCCTTGTTTTCGAGCAGGTTCTTTTTTACCATATCTCGGTGCGCTATAAATTGTCGGCTGAACTGCTCTGCAAATGCACAGCCCGTTTCCCACATCATGGTGTTGTATGCATCGTGGCTGATACCCGCGCTGCTGACAATGTCTTCGCGGGTTTCTTTCATTACTATTGCCAGCTCTGCCGTATATGATTGTGTCTCTTGCATATCAGTCCTCCTGATTTTGAATTTTCCAAGCCTTAACTGCGCGCTTTATCAGCCGCTTGTCTGTAACTACTTTTACTTTGGTAGGTGTGCCGTTGCTGTCTACCTCTTTCAATACCGGCATACACTTGTCAAAAATGTATGCTTGTACATCGGGGTCTGTAATGCCATTGATGGCGCATATTTTGCGAACGCATGAAAGTGTTGCACCTGTCAGCTTCACATACCTTCTACCTAAGCGGCTGTCCAATTCGTCGTACCCTTTGTAAGAGAGACGTACCCCTTTCTTTATCTTCTTTTCCAGCTCTTCCGTACCTGCTATTACTACACCGAGCCTGTCCTCGCACTCGTTGTACAGGAAGATGAGGAACGTAAGTACACTCGGCTTCAGGCTGTTCGCCTGGTCTATGATGAGCAGCGGTTTGTTTTGCCTCACTTTAAAGAAGTCTATCACTTTCTCCAGCAGCATATCCTGCGGGTAGCCCGGAGACGGGTCTACGCCCAAGGCAATACACAAGTTGTAAAGCAGCTCTCGCTTGTTCCATTCCTTGCAGCTTATGTAGAAGACGTTGCTGTTTTGCTGGTTCATAAACGCTTCTATACCGCTTGACTTGCCACCACCTGCAGATTGTGCAATAGGTATGAAGAGGCTGTTTTCTTTGGCATCTTTCAGTACCGCAAACACAGACTTGCTATCGATAGTGTCGTAGGCAATCTTCCATGTGTCTTCTTTCCATCCGAGCGCATTTCCTACTTTGATCCACATATCATCGCCCTGCGCCTGATACTTCATGGTTTTCAACTGGTCGATAGCTGCATCGCTTACCCCACATTTTATGGCAACCTTCTTCTGGGTGCCGAGGCGGCGAATTTCGTTTTTGATGAGCGAGGCTATTCTCTGCTTTTGCTCATCCGTTAGTTTGTTTACTTTTGTTGCTTCTGACATATGTATGTATGTTTTAGTGTGCAGGTATCGTTGGCGCGGTACCTGTTCTGTTTTTAAATGGTATCTATTATTTTGGAACTGCTAATGTTTTTAGTGTATTCCATCGCTATACGTACACGTTCTGATAGTGCCTGAATGCCTACGTCAAGCAATGCTTCATTCAGGTCTGAACTTTTAGCATATCTGTTATCAGACCACACTTCAAATTCGTATTGGTCTTTTACCATGTTATACTCTGACTTTATTGTTACTGTCATGGCATCTATCAGTTTACGGGTGTGTAATGGCCGTCGGGTATCCATATAGGCCTGTTCCATTTTACGCTCATCACGTATATCTCGTTACCAAACCTGTCTCGCACGTTGATGTCGTGCGGTACTGTCGGGTACACGCCGAGGTGTTTCCATCCATGCAGCTCACAGTCGAGCTTGTCAACCAACCGCACTTTGTCGGGGTTGGTGTGTTGTTGTTCTAATGCCGTTGAGTTGGATTGTAGCATATAAACAGTATTTATGGTTAGCAAATAATTTCAGCTTTGTCGGCAGTAGCACGAATGCGCCATGTGCCTGATGTTATCTTCTTCTCTTCGAGCAGCTTCAGTATCGCAGCAGCTTCTTCTGCAGGTACGTCTACAAAGTCAAGCGCATCAAGCATCGAGCTTGTCCATGCACTCTGCCATCCGGGTGTGCCGCTATCAGTATAGAACCTGCGGTGTGCGGTGTAATCTGTCCTGCCGAATTTGGCATTCCAGTCGAGGTGTACTTGTACTACTGTTGGTGTCTTCGTTGTCATATGTATGTTGTTTTAATAACCGTTTCTTATGTCTACATGGATGTCTTCACCATCGCTGTAGGTTTCGTTTTGTTGTGCCTGATTCAGCAGGTACTGGCTTTCTGTTTGTTCGTAGTTCTTCTTGCTGATCATCATCGGGTGCAGCAAGGCTGTTATGTCTTCAGCTCCTACTGCTTTGCGGTATTCCAGTTCCTGCTCCCGATAGCCGTCCAGTTCTTTAATCTTCGCTTCTCGCTCTGCTATCAACGACCATTGTGCATCGGGGCCATAACGCATTGCTTCTTTCTCTTCCATTACCCTGCCGAGGTAGCGTTTTATAACCGCGTCTCCGGGTTCATAAATCATTATCTGGCTAAGGTCTTCATAGTCGTAGCATACCAATACGTGGCTGTAATTGCTGATGATATTGTAGTCTGTACAGCGATAGCGATATGTAACCTTGGCTATCTCCGTTTCTATCAAGCCCTGATGTTTGATAGGCAATTGCTTCTTGAGGCCGAAGAGATACCAATAATCCTGTGCCTCCAATGTGCGCACGTTTGGCTTCTCGCTGATGTCATGCAGCTCTACAGGACTGTAGTGTACGGCTGCATGCTTGCGGCTCCATTTGCTGTATGCTGTATAACGGTATGCCTCCAGTATGCGGGTAGCCTCTGCACAGGCATCCCCAAAGTCAAAGCCCAACTTGTTGGCTTCTTTATACATGCGCTCTACCCATTCTTTGCTACGGTGTGCGTAGTTGCGCCTGCTTCGTATGCCTTGCCCGTAGTATAACATGCTCTCTTGCATGAATACGGTCTGTAATGTGCCATAGAAACGCTCCTGTGCAGGCTTTACATTGGCGTCAGAAGACATAGTTACTATTACGCCCCAATGCTCAAGGTCTTTTAAGAAGGTATTGCCCTCTTCACTGTTGTGTCCGGGGAATTTATCAAAGATGATTTCATATGGCAGATACCCTGCATTCTTAGCAGCCATCTTTACCGCGCTGTGAACTGCCCACCTGTCTTCCGTTACGCTGTAGTGATAGCCGAGAATATCGCCGCTATGCACATCGCGTACTGTCACTATGTACAGGAATTTCTGTTGTACAAGTTTTTTGCCGTCATCAGAATTAGAAGTTTGTTTATGCGCTATGATGTTGATACGTGTACCATCCACCTGCCAACAGTCGCCTGCAAAGAGTGCGTTAGCAAAACGCTGATGCCCTCTGTATATACTGCCGAAACGGCTGTCGCTACCAAAGCGTTGCTGTGCTGTCAGATATTTTACATTATGCTGCTGCATGATGTAGCCAATCCATCTGTTAGATGGTGCAGGCTTGCAGGTAAGCATGCACATATCTTTTATCTTCTGTATGATGTATTGATTGGTATAGTTAGCGCCCATGTCGCGTAGCTGCAGTACCCATGCTTTTACTTCCTCTTCACTGTACTGTTCGCGGTTGGCGTTGCCTATGCGTGGCAGCTTGGCTATGTCTGTAATGGCCACACCATCTATTACCTCCTGCAGTTTGCTCTTCAGTACTCTTGCATTTTCAGGCGCGTAGGGTACTGCATGATGTTTTACTAATTCAGCAAGCGACTGAAAGAAATCGTACTTGGAGGTATTGATGTGCTGCTCACGTATCCATCTAACAGAAGCCTCTAATATGGCAGCGTACTTGGCGAGGTTGGTTTGCTGTGCGGGTGTACATTCGTTATAGCAATGCAGGTATTCTTTGTAGCCCTCTTTTAAAGCTGCTTTAAAACGTGTTTCAAAGCCATCCTGCGGCATATTGCCACCCGTTAAGAATGCACTGTAAATAGACAACAGTTCGTCTGCAGGCGGCAAGCTACTGCGATAGTGGGCAGGATGCTTGTCGGGGATGTTGGGATAGGCATAATAAAACTTGTTGTTGATTTTTGCATATCGCCAAGACTTGCCTGTGTCAGGCAATACCTGCCTTTCGCGGTGTGCTGGGCTCACGCTCTTTTTATACTCGCAGCGAGACTTGCTTAGGTAGCCTTCGCTTATGTTGAGGGCGCTACATAACAACCTATGCGACACCCACAACGTATTGGCGTTGTAATCGTTTTGAATATATATGTCTTGCGGGTGGTACTGCATTATGCTACCATTTTTCTAAGGGTTGACATTTTTGTTTTTTGTAACCTGTCGTATGCTTTAACCAGATTGTTATTTGGATATGAGCGACGTCTTTTTAATGCCTGTCTCACCGCCTCTGGGGAAACATTAAAGGTTTCTGCTATTAATTGATAGTCCGTTTTGTTTTTGCCCTTATTCATATTTCCATACATTTGTTCTATGTACCGCAAATCGGTACACAAATATATGTGAACTAAGTTCACATTTCAAAATAAAATGTGAACTTTTTTTAGAACCATTATGACTGGCCAAGAACTAAAAAACATAAGAACCGCTACAGGACTAAGTCAGGAGGACTTTGGTAAGAGGATTGGCATGTCAAGAGAGATGGTCAATAAAATGGAAAATGGGTCTAAAGCAATCACTAAAGGTACCGAGATTACTATCTTGCAAATAGCAAGTATAAGTGAACATATAAACAAGAATGGTGAACTAAATGTGAACCGAAATGCAATCCCATTCTATGACGTAGAGGCTATCGCAGGCAGTCAAGTTGCGGAAGCTGATATGATGCCTATAACAAAACCTAAAACTATGATTGACGTAGGAGATTTATTACGGGATAGCGAATGTGCTATCAGAATTTATGGAAATAGCATGACGCCAAACTATCCAAGTGGCTGTGTTGTAGGATTACGCAAAGTAAACGATGGAATTATTGAATATGGCAAAGTGTATGTTGTGGAAACAGAGGATAATCGTTATTTAAAACGGTTATTCAAAACAGGAGACGATGAAACATACGAACTGTATTCAGATAATGTAATGGTATATGCAGAGGGCCCTCGTAAGGGCAAGTTTTATTATGAGCCATTCTTAATTCATAAAAGCGCCATTAGAAGCATATATAGAGTAACTGGCGTTATTAAGAGAAATGAAAACAGTCCTATATTTGGTAAAAACTAAACTAATGAAAAAGCTATTACTCCTGCTGCTTTTGCCTGTTTACAGCCAAGCGCAAATGACACTGGAAAACACTTATACGAGAAGTAGAACATTACAAGTAGTCAACCTCGAAGATGTAGGGTACAAGTATATTTCGGTTGATACTGCAAATAATAAAGCTACATTGCACAATGAAGACCATACTGTATGGAAGAGTATAAATTTAAGTGTGCCAAGTGGAGCTATGTATTTTGGCATTACGTGTGTTTCTACAAAGCTGTTTAATGCTGATCCATTGGTTGAGTTCTGTTATTCATATTACACTACAGGTTCAGCAACTACATATACTACAATACTGTGTGATGAAACAGGTTCAATTTTGCAAACTCTAAACGATACATATCTTGCGGGGCCTGTACGATTTAATGGTAAATGGAAGATTGTTACTACTGGCCCGAACTATCAAAATCGTGTTTACAGTGTACCGGGTACGTACCTGCAGGTAAAGGCCAATGCGGGTCAAAATGATGCAGAGCTAAGTGCATACCCCAACCCCGCCACAGATGCCATACATCTTGGTTATAAGCTGCCTGATGGCATACATACCGCCAGCATGGATGTGTACAGCGCGGACGGCAGGCGCATACAGTCTTATCAAATCAGCCATCAATACACCGATATACTTGTACCAACGGGTAGCTATGCACCTGGTACTTATTTCTATACTGTACAGGCAGCAGGGATGCAGCCACAAACAGAGCAGTTTATTATACGGTAATAAAACATTCCCGATGCGGAATAAACAAGCAAAAAAAGGGGTGTGTTATGCATCCCTTACTTTTTTCCGTAGCTGCCTGTTTGTTTGTACGGCTATCATGTTCGGGTTGTACACGCTTTCTGTTTTTGGCAGCATCATATTTTCAGCATAATAAGCAGCTCTGTAGCCGAGTGTGTCATAAAATACTACATCGGCATCGATGGTGTCATCTTCTGTACGAAAGAGCGTACTCATGTACTCAACGCGCAAGTTGTCCAGCACCTCGCGTACTTTGTCCAGGAACGTGTAGTAATTGAGCCCTGTAGACTGGTTGGCGGCTACACTGCTTGTATCCCAAGTAGGGTCGGTAACAATATGGAAGGTAAAATCTACTGATGCATTATACACCCTGCCCTCAAGTGTCCACACTATTTTTGATTGTATGAAGATAGCGGGCAGCGGATAGTATTCGTACTGCTCCGGGTTCAGAGGTTGGCCGCGAAAGCGGTCTATGTATTTGATGGTAGGCATACCTGCAGCCAACATGTCGGCCTCGGCATCTATAAAAGCCTGTTTTATGTCAAGGAAAAATTGCTTAGTCATATTTGGTGTTATTTTAAAGCTCTTATCAAATCGGCACTGATTATTCTTTCAAATTGTTTGTTTAGAGTGGCGCTTGGCCCCATAAACTGCCTGCGTGGCAATCGCATACGACGTTTGTGCCTGCGTACTTTTATCTGTCCTGCATCTTCGTCAACCACTCGCTTAGTTCGGGTACGCTCCCTGCCTTTGCGGGTAGTATATTTTTCTTTTACTTTTTTGTAGCGGCTCCGTGTATGTGCGTCAACATCTACCAAAGCATTTACGCCATAGTTGTGGGCATAAGCATAGGGTACATCGGTTTCAATAATAGCGGTGGTAGGGGTAACCTGTGCTTTCCGGATGCTGCGGCGCAATCGTCCAGTCTTTGTAAGTACAGCCCTTGCGCTACGTCTGCGGCCACGCTCTTTGCGCTTTGCCCAAGGATGGGTATAATTATCTACCCAATCCTGACTTCGGAAGCGTTGCTTGTAGAAGTTGACAGCATGTGTTGCCAGCTTGGGCATCAGCCCATCAACTGCTTTGTTTACCCGCTTAATGGTTTCTGATATCTCATCCAGTTCGTTCATTACGCAACCCCGTTTTCCATATCAACTACCATACGGCGGAAAGCCTCTCGCATAAAGTTCAACAACTCTTCTTTACTCATGCCTTTTATTGCTGCAGCTTGGCTGATGAGGTCGCCTTTAATAAAGTTTTCGATGTGTATATTGGTAACTTTTTCTTTTTTCGAGCCGTTTATCACTTCACTAACGCCACCATCACCCTTGGCTTTAGTGCCAGCGCCAGTTGTGGATGTATGAATGGCTTTGCCGTTAGCTGGTGTTTTAGGTAATAGCGACTCTATCTTAGAAGATGCTTCAGGTAATTTTCCTGATTCCATTAACTTATAAAAGTCTTCCGTATTACCGACACCGTAACTTTTCAATAATGATTTCACCTTACCATCATTGCTGTCAAGTCCACGATCTATTATTTTTTTATAACCATGCAACAGTTTTGCATGTTCCATTTCATAATCAAGTAAGCCTTCAGGATTTATGGTTCTATCTTTATTAAACCAATCAACAGCATCGCGCCGAACGAAGTCGTTGATTCGATTATCCTGCATGAAAGGCATGTACTCCCGCTGCTTGTCATTGCGTAACTTTTTGTTGTAGTTAAAGTTGCGTTCTTCTTCTACCGACATATCACCTTTTAGCCAGCGTATCTGATTGCGCCATAAATTGATGATACCACCTGCAGCATCAACGCCAAACTGTGCAGAGTATGCGAGTAGTTCTGCAACTGGTTTCAGTTCGTTGCCGAGTTCTGTAACAGAGGCACTTAATCCATTCATGGCAATTTTCCAGTTGTCAGTGCTGTTAGCTCCGGCATCTATTGCTTTGTTTAACTCACCTTGGGAATTTCTTACATATCCAAGTATGCCTTGCAATTTATCGTAGTCTTGCAGCATAGAAGACAGAGCCATTGATGCTTCCTGGTCAAGTCCGATTTTATCCAACTTAGTAATACGCTGCTGATCGGTAAGCCCCAAAAGTGATTTCTGCAAGTCCTGTAACACAGGGTTCAGCCCTCTCGCTCTACCCTCAGCGTCAAACAATTTTACCCCGATTGTATCAAAGCCTTTTATAGTACGCCCATCACTGAATGCTTTAAAAACATTTTGTAATCCGGTTGCCGCAGCTTCTGCTTTGAAGCCTTGTGCCGTTAGGTATGCGTATGCTCCTGCTACATCTTCAAGCGCGATACCTGCATTCCTTGCCCCTGGTATTATTTTGGGCAGGTACTGTGATATGTCTGCAAATTCCGCATTGCCTTTGTTGAGTGTAGCAAACAGTATGTCATAAACCCTTGTTGCATTGTCTATACCTGATGATGCCATGATTGAAACGGCAGCAGAAGCAACGGTTTCAACATCTGCAAATCCTGCCTTGGCGGCTTTCAAAGTGGGTTCCAGCATTTTTAATGCCGAATTCATGTCCATGCCCGAACTGACAATCTTATTGAATGCTTGAGGTACTTCCTCAAATGGGTTGGCATTTCGCCCTGCTATATGTAATATCTCATCGCTTAACCCTTTCAGTTCATCTTTTTGTAATTGGGTGGTTACATTGACTTTGGCCATGCTGCGCTCCCAATCCATAGACATGGTGGTTGCTTTGACACCGAGGGCTGTGACAAGACCTATGCCTGCCGCCAACATGCCAAGTTTACCACTCATACCTGATAGCATACCACCCATGTCAAAGCCACCACCGAGCATACCACGCACTCTGTCGAACATACCCTCGCCCGGTGATGAGCTACCGCCTCCACCCAGCTTAATTTGCTTCAGCTTAGTGTTGACATCAGAAACAAACTTGCCTGTCAGTGCCTTAGCTTTATCAAAGCCCTGCTTCAGCCCTGCGCTGTTAAGGCCCAGCATCATCATTACTTTCGGTTGAGAAAAAGCGCTCATGTTCTTATTTTAAAAAGTTTCTTATATTTGCAATGGCTCTTGGCATTACTTCGGTAGTCCTCGAGCCCTTTTTTATTTCAACATATCTGCCCGCTTCAGCTTCTTTATCTCGGTGCCTGCTATTATCCATACTTCTTTTATTTCAGCAGTACGCTTTACCCTTTGTTTCATTACACTGCTCATTGCATCGTAAGGGAAAGCAACCATGCGGATACAGACAATACCTGCCTGCTTACTGCCGTAACGAATGGCGTTATCCAACGCGCTGGAGGTATTTACGATGTTCTTGAAGTCCACCAGTTTGCCGTTTACCATTGCGTCTGTGTTCTTTCCTTCAGGTACGTCTTTGGGCAGGCATATCTTTCTTAATGCCTGTTGTGCTTCACCTACAGGTTGCAGTTCGGGTAGCAGTATTACTTTATGTCCGTTATCGGCAAGTATCTGCGCTGTTTCTATTTCAGCAGCGTTGGCATTGCTGATGGCGTTGTTATATACATAGCCACCTTTTTTGCCCTTGTGTATTTTGGTATATATAAACGGATTGATACCATTAGCTGCTTTCATAACACCTGCCGGCAGCTCGTCGTAATACGGATGCTCTTCAGGGAATGCCACACCTGTCTCTGCCATATTGGTTTTAAACATGGGTGGTGTGTCTTCCGGTGTGTATATTTTATTTTCAGGGGTAACCGCGCCATTGATAGACTGCTCTACATCGCACCTGCAATTCCAACCATTCGGCGGATAGTTGGTAGCCCAGAAGCTGTGCGTGATGGGTAGCGTAGTGCCATCCATTGCTGCGTGGCTTGGGCGTACCTGCCCATCGCCTACTGTGCGATAGGTAAGGTTCGGAAACTTGTCGGCCTCACTTTTAAACTGTACCCAACGGCTTGCCATTTGTGCAGAGCCTATTGCCGTGTCGCGCTCTATTCGTAAGTGGGTAATACCCATCTCTTTATTGATGCGCGATGCTATTTCAATAAATTCTTTTTCGGGTATCAGCTTTCCGTCAGCGTCCGTAAGTGCCAGCGTCAAGGCTTTCAGTTGTTGATAGCTCTTGGCGGTACTGAACTCATACACATTGGTTTGCAGGTTGCGTATCATTTCCCAATCGGGCGATTCCCACTTTACTTCAAACAGATTGTCTCCATAGCCCTCTGCTATGCCCGTACCAAAAGAAGCGCTGTATGCTGCTGATAGTTTAGGCAGCATCTCCTCAGCCTTGTCTTTATAAACATATTTTACAGCCTTTTTAAAAGCTGCGGATAAGTCTATACCGCCACCCTCAGCTACTGGATGGTAACCGCCGCACTTATTACAGCGTTTACCATATAGAGCCGACAGCTCTGCATGAGTGACGATGCGCCCCGTGTTACCGGGGCTTAGTCGAAAAAACCTTTGGGCTGCTTGTCTTTTTTGACAGGCTTTACGGGTTCGTCTTCTATCGGAGTATCTTCCGCAGGCTTGCCGATCGGTATAGCTTTACCGGTGATGGGTATGCTAAACTTTTCAGCCATCCACTTATCGTCCACTTCGAAACCGCGCTCCAGTAGCTTGTCTACCATTTCAAATAGCTTGGGCAATGCAAGGGTTTGGGTACGGTCATACACGAACTCGTCAGTCTCATCGATAGGCAGGCCGTGTTGCCTGAGTAGCGGCAGCAGTTGGTTGTTAACTGCGTACTCGATCATCTTGAAGTCCATTTCCGACACCTTATCGTCGAGTGTACGCTCATGTACTTCGCTTTGGCTTCTGCTGGAGCCGTTATCGCTTATCATGGTACCGCCAAGGAAACGCTTAGACACCTCTTCGTTGTGCGTCTTTGCCTGCTCCTGATACACTTTGTAAGGGTCGCCCTTGGTTGCAGAGTCAATAATGTTCATGGTGCTACCCATTGGCAGTACGGCTCTTGCTGCCTGTCCCATCTTCTTAGCCATCGCCTCCAGCTTGTCGATGTCTCCCTTGGCAGTTTTGTTGGTTGTTATCTGTACGAGGGGTATGCCGAAGCGTTCGCTGAAGATAGCCCAACCTTGCAGGGCATTCTTTTTCCATATCAGGTTCGGGACTATATCGTTCATTGCACCAAAGCGGTCGAACCCTTTAACGCAGATGATGGAATTATCCCAAGCAGGATCGGTAATAGAATATGCTTCATGGCCACCCGACTGCGTGACAAGGTAATTGTATTGCGGTATGAATAGTCTTTTAGGCAGTATATCGAACGGCAGTTCAATAGAATGGTTGGTGAGCAATTCAGGACGCGCAACCTGCAGTAAGCTGTAGCCACGAGCAATAGCCTCCAGCATTTCATTTACCATCTTCAGGAACCATTCTTTTTCCAGCAGCTTGGTTTTGTCCTTGTCTTCCTTGTTGGTTTCGGAACTGCGTATATAGAATCGTTTGCTCAATACCGCGCCTTTGCGTATCAGGTTGAATACACTCTGAAAGTGCGCATCGGTACTCAGGTATTCGTAAATATCCTGCAGGCCATGCCATTGCGGGAATAAGGGGTCGTCGGCAGCGTCGACTGCTTGCCTCCACTCTTGAATACCCTGACGTGTTCGATTGACTGCATCTTCAACAATCAGGTCTATAATGGCGTGATAATCCTGCTCTTTGGTTTCCTTTCCGTAGGCTTGGTATTTTCTGCCAATCCTTGCACCTCTTTCTGACATTGTATTAATATTTTTTATTCTATTTATTTTTAGGCGGTTTCCTGCCCCTGTTTTTTTTGAGTGGTATATTGATACCATTTTCCCGTTTGCCAAGTTTTTAAAATACCGTAAAACGGGGTTTTGGGCGTTTCGGGTGGCGGTGATGGATTACCAACTATGATTTTCTTGCTCGTCTGACGAAAGCCGCATATCAGGCGGGGGTGTTTCGCCCTCTTCCTCGTAGGTTGCAAAATCTGCCTCCTGCACTCCCGTACCTACATCTTTTAGCCAATCAATAGCGTCCTGATATCTGTCTTCCCTGTGCTTGGGTACATCCCTGTGTCCTGTTTGGCTGTACAGATGATATAAGGTGATATCAATAGTTATCATTACAAGAAAGCTGTCACGCAAATCTGTCGGTGTGTTTGACTTGGCGAACTCGGCTTCCATATCATACCTTGCTTTCAGGCGGTTCTTTATTTGGCGTATAGCCATGTTTTCGGCTTTGACCAGTTTGTATGGAGTGCCTGTGCCGTTGGTAGCCCTGCCATCGAGCAGCCGCTTTATCTCTTCTTTGATAAGGGTGTCGTAATCCGCATCTGTTAAAAATCTTGCCATATACTTGTTTTAATATGTGTTGGGGTTGTCTGAATTGTCTGCCATGCCTACACGGGCATCGAAAGCCGACTCGTGCAACATGACATTTACATTGCTTATAGCGCCATGCAACGCATCGGGCCCGTCGTCGTGCGCTTCGCTGCCGCGCTCAAAAGCATACAACTGGTCGAGCAGCTCTATCTGGTCGGCATTTTCTTTTTCTTCTTCATTAAAGAACACCCACAGTCGCTGAAAGAAACCCTCCATACTTTCAACACGATCATACTTGCTCTCTTTGGTTCGCTTGTCCGGGATAACCGGTATATGCCACCCGCGCTCATCGCCTTCCAGGTCGAAGTCTGATATAAACTCGTCTTGCGCAAAGAGGCCGTCGATCTGATAACGGATGTTGTAGAAGTGCAGATTATTGTCTTCATACAGATCGTACAGCCAACGGGCCACATCAGCGCGTGAGCTTTGCCGTAGGTAGGTATGTATAATATGCAGCTCTCTTTTTGTTTTACCTACCAGTATCATGGCTTTAAAGTCGCCTGTTACTTTATAGGAAAGGTCGCCGTAGAAACATAGGGCGTCATACTTTTTGTAATCATGCATCTTTTTCCACTGCATGTATTTTACTTTAAATATGCTGCCCTCCGCTACGTGTATGTGCATATACTCTCTGCAGAAGCTGCGATATCCCAACTCGTCGTACAGATCTTTCCAATAGAGGCTGCTTGTTTTTTCGGGCCATAGCGGCTCGAACTTTACCATATCTTTTACTGCGGGTATGGATAGTATCCTGAATTTGCCCGTTGGTACTATATGCCGTTCTTTTCTGTCGCCGGAGCGTTGTTGCTGTGCTTTAGCTATCGCCTTTATCTGCGCTTCCTTAAAGCGTAGTTTCAGCCTGTTTGTCAGGCTCTTCTTATGGAAGTTGTTATTTGCAAATACAAAACGTTTCACGGCATCATCTGCCGAATCGAAACAGCCAATCAGGTCTTCAAACACAAAGTCTTCACGGTCACCCATGATGCGGTCGTTGTTCAGGTGCTTTTTAATATCGCTATCATCTACGCCAATATAGTCGGGCCGTTGTCCTTCTTCCTGCTCACCTCGCGGAGACTGTCCGAAGCCGAAAGAACGGAAGCGCACACCATCTGTTGTGCTGAAGTCTCCCTCTGCCCAATCGCCGATTTTAAAACGTTGACCGTAATCGTTTATCAGGCGTTGGTTGAATTTCAGTTGTATCTGCAGCCCAGATAGTAATCGTTGTGCCTTAGGTTCTGTTTGACCCATAATGATGGCATACTTCATCATTTTTTTGAAGTAAAGGAATAAGGGTATGCCCATGCATATATGTACCGTTTTACCCGCGCTCCGGTATGCCTCCAACAGCAGGTATATCTGTGTGTTGTTTATCAGGATGTCGGCTATCTCCCTATGAAACTTGGCCGACTTCTTTTTAGCGTAGTTCAGAAAGTAATACTCGAACCAACGTATATAGTCTTCCTCCAGCCACTTGATGCGTTTAATTTTTTCTTGTGGGGTTTCGTTGATGTCAATAGTTGTAGCTTTTGCAATGCGCTTGCAGTGCAGGTCGTAGTTAGCGAGTAGCTTTTCGTATTTCTTGTGTGTGTTAACCATTGATGCTGATAACGTGTTGTATGAATGCCCTGTGCGCGTCCAGGCATTGAACCGCTAATTCTGGATTATACTCCGCCATAAAATTGTCAAGCATCTGCATGGCAGCTACTATTATCGGTGGCGATAGCTTATCAGATGTAGCCTCAAAAGCCTTTACTATTTTACTGAGTGAATCTGCATCAATAGACGCGGGTTCGCCCTCTGCAATGCGTTTCATTTCTGTGAGCAGCAGTTGGCGTATCTTCAACGGGCTTGCAAAGAATTCATCTCGTTTTGCATCCCATCCGCCTTTTGCTCTCCAGTCTCCTATGGTTTTCTCTGTGATGTTGAGTGTTTCTGCAATTGCCTTAGCCGTCATCTGGTAGTTGACGAACATTATTTCAGCATTCAGCATCTGCTCTATCTTGCGCGGCCTGCGCTTGCGTGGTGCTTTTTTAGCCGCCTTTTTTTGCGTTGCATGCTTGTTCTTTACTGCCGCTTTTTTCTTTGTGATTACCGCCATTACGGAAAGACTGTTTACACAAAAATGCTCTTTCGCACGTGCGCGCGAAACAATCAGTGCAAGCGTTGGACTAATCAGTGCAAGCGTTGGACTAAACTTTTGCAGCCACGTAATGCGTGTATAGTATTGTGCTGAAACGCACAATACCGCATGATTTATTGGTACGAACAGGATAAGAATACAGCAGTCATCAAGTTCTATGCAAACATAGAGTGGTGGTATAATAATGCCTCCTCTTTTACGGCATTGTTTGAAGCGTTGGACGCGAAGTATGCAACCATTATCATTCGCTGTCACTGTTATGGCGGCAATGTATTTGAGGGCAATGCGATATATAACTGTATAGGCGCTGCGCAAGCAAATGTTATTTGGCGCATAGAAGGTATCTGTGCAAGCATGGGTTCTATTATCATGCTGTCGTGCGGTGAGATTGAAATGTGCGAGAACGGTATTCTGATGATACACGAGCCATCAGGAGGCGCATACGGTAATGAGAAAGATTTGCAGGGTGCCGCTAAGATGCTCGGCATCATGAAAAAGAATGCAGCTAAATCATACGCACAAAAAATGGGTATTGCGGCGGCTGATTTTTCTGCAGAGTACTTTGACGGCTATGACCACTGGCTGAGTGCTGAAGATGCGCTGGAGTTAGGATTGATAACTCGCGTAATTCCGTCAGTAGTAAAAGATGTGAAGAAGCCGCCCATACCGGAAGAGGCAGAAGCGCAAGGCGTGCCGGCAGATATACAAAACATTTATAGCCAATACGGCGCATTGGCTTCTATGAAAGTGGAAGGTGAGCAGGCATACAAGGAAGGTATGCAAATTAAAAAGCCGAATGCACGGGCTACAGCACAGGGTAAAACAAAACCAAATATAGAAATGAATAAAAAAGAACTCATCGCCCGCTTCGGGCTGACGGGTGTTGATGAGAATACACCCGACGAACAAATTTATGCAGCCATTGAGGCTAAAGGCAAACCGGCACCTGCGGCACCCGCTGCACCTGCTACTGCCCCGCAATCGGCTCAGCCCGCAGACGCTAACGAACAGCAAGCCGAAGCATTGCTTACGAGCGTAGAGGCTATTACAGGCAAGGCGTTTGATGCTGAACAGCGTAAGAGCCTGCTGGAGATAGGCAAGGCGGGTGGTGTGTCAGCTATGCAAGCAGCTATGAAGCTGATGGTGCCTGCCGCATCTGCTGCACCTGCAGGCGCGAAAGTGCCGCAAGCCATCACTTACACTAAGCCTGGCGCGTCATCGTCTGCTTCAGGCAGTGAAGACCGCAAAGACTGGACGTATGATACATGGGCTAAAAAAGATCCGCGCGGACTGGAGAAGATGGAAAAAGAAGAGTTGGAAAAGTATAACACGCTCTATTTGACAGAGTTTGGTGAATTGCCGGTAAAGGCATAAGCCACGACCTCATCGCCATTATTTAAAACCATTTTACAAACAACTTAAAATAGTATAGAATGCCTGAAGTAAAAAAACACGTATATACACGTGAGGTAGAAAGAGGACTGTCAACAGCCGAAAATGTATCATTCCTTGAGGGTTTGCCCGACCGTTCCCAATTCGTGCAATCCGGTGATGAAGCCGAAACAATTCACAGTACTTATTTTGGTGTAGAGCCTGATGTGCTGATAGACAATACAGCTTACCCAATTGCAATACAGCAATTGGATGGTGAAGACTTTACTGTTACGTTGAAAAAGTACCAAACAAAGCAAACGCCGGTAAGTGACGACGAACTATACGCAGCGACCTATGACAAGATGGGTGTTGTAAGAGACACGCACGTTTCCGCAATAAATAAGAAGAAGTTTGCAAGGGCTATACATTCGCTTGCCCCTGCTGACAATCAGGCTGACACGCCAGTCTTGATGACAACAGGTTCCGATGACGGCACTGGTCGCAGAATGCTTACTATGAACGATATCGTAAATCTGAAAAGAGCTTGCGACAAATTGGAATGGGAAGCAGACCGCCGTTTGGTATTGTGTCCAGACCATGTAAATGATCTGTTGCTCGTTGACCAGAAATTTAAAGAGCAATACTATAACTATACTACAGGTAAAATCGCCAACCTGTATGGTTTTGAAGTGTACGAGTACGTAAAGAATCCTCACTATGTAGTTGCTACAAAAGTGAAAAAAAGTTTCGGTGCCGTACCAACAGAAGGGCCAGACCGCCAAGCTTCTGTTTGCTTTGTAAAAAGCCGTACAGTAAAAGCTACCGGTAGTACTAAGATGTATTGGGCGAAAGCAGAAACAGACCCTGAATATCAGCGTAATCGCATGAACTTCCGCCACTACCACATTGTAGTGCCATCGGCTAAGAAGTGTATTGCGGCTATCGTTTCTGATAACGCGGCATAAGAAGCTCTTGGGCGTAGGCCCGTAACATGATGCTTTGAGTTGGATAGAGCCCTGCCCTCATCCCGCGCAGGCGGGATGGGTTAGCAGGTTAACCGATAACATTCATTCTAAAAAAAAATATCGTAATGCAAATTACAAACGAACAAAAAACAGAAGCTGCCAAGGTAGCAGCGAACTTGGGTGTATCAACCCTGTATGTAAATGTTGGTGGCGAGTTCTTCACAGAAGAAGGCTTGGCGATAGCCAGTGTATCGGGTGACCGTAAAAAAATACTGAAGCTGAATTTTGAAGCAGTGGAGATAGAGGTGCCTGCTGCCGTTGAAGATCCTATCGCGGAGGCTACTGTTAAGTCTAACCATATACCGCCACCACCTGCCAGCAAGTATGCAGGCATGACGCTGGATGCATTGCAAAAGATGTGCGAATACAGAGGCGTTGCTTTTGCTAAAAACGCTAAAGAAGCCAACTTGATTGGCAAACTGGAGGCTTGGGATAAAGCTCAGTCTGAAGAGGCAGAAGAAACCACAGACGCTGAAGCCACAGACGCTGAAACAACTGAATCTGAAGACTCTGAATCGAAGAGCTAACGGCTTAGCTGAAAAAAATATTATCAGATTTTTTAAACAAACAGCATGCTTAAAAAGACAAATATTACGAGGGGCGTACCCGGGCCAAATGTGTCTGGTGAGCCCTTCAGGGTGGGTGGCCTTATAACAACAGGTATAGCAGTTGTCGGAGGTGTTCAGCTGAATACTTCCTACAGGCTTACAAGCCCAGCAGATGCTGAAGCCTTGTTGTTGAATTCGGCTTATGACCTTACCTCCAGTAACAATATGGTTGTATACCGGCACATCGTTGACTATTACGATGAAGCACCTGAAGGTACTGCGTTCTGGCTTAGATTGGCTCCACAGGCTACTACGCTTGCTAATCTTATTGATGACGCGAACATAGAGTTTGCCCGTAAGCTCATCGTTGACGCTAATGGTGAGATATACAACCTGGCTATAGGCTTCAATCCTGCCAGTGGCTACAGCGAAACATTGACTGATGGCATCAACGCGGATGTACGTGCGGCTATATCTAAGTGCGAAGCCCTGTATGCATGGAGTGTTGATAATATGCGCGAAGTGTATATAGCCCTGGAGGGCAGAGGTTTAGGTACCAATGCCGCCTCTTGTGCAGACCTCCGTGCATTACCTGCTTCACCAAGCGGCCTGCAGCGCAATGAACACGTTACGTTGGTAGTTGGGCAAGACTGGGATTTTGCAGAAACACTAACGGGCCACGCTCGAAAGTATGCGGGTGTGGGTAAGTACATCGGTACTATCGGAGCTTGCAATTTGGCACAAGACCCCGGAGAGGTGGCGTCTTTCAACCTGACGAGAGAAAAGAACAGCCGATGGGTTACAGCCGGACTTAGCAACCACGTAAAAAATAAAGACCAGGAAGCGATGCTTGCAACGCTTGATACCAAGTCTTACGTGTTTGCAGATACGCATCCTGAAACAACAGGCTACCGATGGAACGGCGATCATACCTGCACACCAATCGTAGTGGATAGTAACGATAACATGAACGAGCATAAGGGTACTTATTGCCGTGTAATGAATTACACCACTCGTAGGTTGCGCGCTCAGCTTACACAAGAAGTGCGTACAACTATCAGTGCCAACCCTGCAACGGGTAAAATGACAGTAGGTGTGCAAAAGTACCTTACCGGAAAGGGTAATGATGTATTTGATGACCTTGTTGCAAGTGGCTACATCAGTGGTGGCGAAACCTATGTGGATGGCAACAGCGACATCTTTGTTGCACAGCAGGTCAATTACAGTTTCGATGTCGTTCCGCTTGGTACTATCGCTAAAATACAAGGTAAAATAAATCTTAAAACAAGTATATAATGCCAGGGACAACAGTAAGAAAAAACGGAAAAGCCTACGACAGCGGTGATGTCGTTATAACGCTGTTTAACCAGCAGGAAGATGAAGTTGCTGAAATTGAATATTACACAGAGCAGGAACACCAAATCAATCACAGCCTTGCCAATGTCGGTACGAGTTGGAGCATGGGTAAAATTACAAACCGTGCGAGACTGGTGCTTTACATGAATGCAGCACGCAAGATAGAGAATGCAGCTAATGGTGACCTCTTGAAAGTAATGCCTTTTGAAGCGCAAGTAACGTTCCTGAATGAGTTTAACGAGGTGGTAAACGACACTGTTACTTGGAAGTTTCAAAGCCAGGGCAGAAAAGTTGATGGCTCTATGGGACTTAAGATGGAATATGATATGTTCTGTCTTGGTGTGAGCTATAACAACTTATAGTGATTATCTGCTGACGATATTTTTTCAACCAATTATAAAACAGCTTTAAACAAATATTATGAGATTACTACTTGGAAAAAAGATGCTTCTTGCGATGGCAGCAATAATTATCGCAGTAACCAGTCCGTCCGATGCGAAAGCTCAGGTGTATGCTGCCGGTACTAATACGGCTAATGTAACGACAAAGCTCTATGGCTCTGGCGGCACTTATCTTACTGATACGGTTACGATTGCCAATGCCGGCAGTGAGGTTGATACGCTCAAGATTACCGAGTGGCGAAAGCAGGTAACATTTCTGCTGAATACTAAAAAGAATACGGGTACTGTGGCTGGTACATGGGTAATACGCGGTGGCTATTTTTTGACCGAGCCTTTTGCGACTATCGCAACCATCAACCTGACGGATGCCAGCAATACGTATCACTATACCATAGACGGCAACCCGTTTCTATACTACGAGTTAACGCTTACGACCACTGGTACACAAAACAGTACACACTCCCGACGAGTCATTGTCCGGAACTAAAACTTACTATACGAACTATCGCGGAGTGGCGCAGTTGGTTAGCGCACCGGACTCATAATCCGGGGGTCAGGGGTTCAAGTCCCCTCTCCGTTACAAAAATTTTAATCCAACAAAAAAGCAACAATTATGGCTGAGAAAAAAGCTACTAAGTATCCGCCTGGTATTACTGAAGAGATGGTATTGCAGGCAAAACAGAAATATGGTGAGGCTGGCTATGTCAAGTACATAGATCTATATGACGGTGAGGGAGAGATGTTGTTGACAGTATTGGCGGTACGCCCTAAGAGACAGATCGTACAGGAATTCGAGCGAAGCCAGTACGACCCCAAAACAGCGAAAGAAGTGTTGGTGAATAATTGCCTGCTTAGTCATAAAGACAAGGTAAAAGCTGACGATGTGTTGTTTGAGGCCGCATTCAACGGAATTTCGGAACTATTGCCAATAGGCAGGCATTCGTTCCACTTGCCTGAAGAATTTGGCACCTTGCCTGAAGGTATTACCAAGTCAATGATTGATGAAGCTGTTGCGGATAACCGCATATCAATACGTATAGTAAAGCTGGCATCGGGTGAAAGTGAAAAAGATTTTGTGCATGTGTTAATGTGCGCACCAACAAGAGCAGCTATATCTGACCATCAGCGATGGAGAGCAGAGAACCCCAACAAGGCAAGGTCGATACTGCTGAAGAGTGCGCTACTCAGTCATGCTGATACGGTTAGCAAAAATGATTTCCTGTATTATACAGGTGCTGCAGCAGCTATTGAATTGAAGCCCAAAGCCGCAGCAGTTGTAAAAAACTTATAGAGAGTTGCCCGAAGATACCACCGACGGGCGGCTCCTTGACATATGAAGAAGTGGTGATGCAGATAGATGCTTTGATAATGCACTTTTGCCACATACCGCACCCGGAAAGATTGAGTGATAACGAATGGATTGTGAACTGGCGGCGGGTGCAATGGTTGCAAGAGCAGGGATTGTTAGGTAAAATAAAACTACCACAGTTTGGCTGATTTGATGATAGACATAGCAGGCAGGTTTAAAAGTGCTTATGGTATAGTGCCTGTTTTTGTAACCCAAAACAGCAAGATACCAGGTAGTGAGTATATGCCGATAGTATCGGGTGTGAATCTGTACGATGATAGTGAGTCTTCTTTTGAAGATACGGATATAGAAGGTGGCGGATTTTCTTTAAAGTTTGCAGGTGGCAAGCTAACCAAGTCGGGCAGGACAGGTAATGTGTTCGCACCGCCATTGATGTGCCGCTTCAGAAAAACTAAACAACTAATAGAAACAATACTTGATGGTGATGGTGGTATAATAGTAGAGCGTTATGGAGACGGGCCTTGGGAGGTAGAAGTACAAGGTTTACTCGTCGACATGGAACACCACAAGTTCCCGCTATACAAAATTGAACAAATAAGAAAGCTCTTTGAAGTACCGGATAGTCTGAATGTAATTGGCGACATGTGGGAGGTGAACGGCATAAAGACTGTTTATTTCTACGACTTTGTATGGAGTGGCGTACAAGGTTATCAGGACACCATCCAGTTCAGCGTGATGGCGCGTAGCCTGAAGCCTGTAGAGTTCTACCTAAACGGAGAGGAGGAAGAGGCATGATACCTTACCTGAACATGAATGCCCGTGTAATAGTCGGAAAGATTCGATTTGAAAATATTTCATCATTTCATATTGAAGAGACAGTAAAAGAGTTGGGCGATACTGCCAGTATCATATTGCCAAGGCATTATAAAAAACTGAACGGCAAATCATTGCTTGATTATATAAGCACAGGCGATAAAGTAGAAATATATGCCGGTTATAATGGCAAGTATCATCTGGAGTTTGAAGGCTTCCTGAAGAATATAGGCAGTGAGGCCCCGATGGAGCTTACGTGTGATGATATGTTTTACCCGCATAAACAGAACGAATTTACGTTCAGCTATGCGACTATTAGCCTGAAGAAACTACTTGAGCATATAATGCCCGGATATGAGGTGGAATGCCCAGATATGAAACTTGTGAAGTTTCAGGCGCACAAGGCCAGCAGCTTCAGGATAATGAAAGAGTTGCAGAAAGACTACGGCTTATTCAGCCGATTGCAGGGAAAGAAACTGATTGTGGGGTTCTCTTATTCATGGGACTTCAGTAAAACAAAACGCCACAAGCTGCATAAGCAGAAGAACGTGAAGAGTACCAACCTGCAATGGAAAAAGGAAAGTGATTACCTGGTACGTGTAGAAGTAACTGTTGGCAAAAGTGCAGGTAAGGATAAGATTGTCAGCTTCGGGGCTTTAGGTAAAGATGCGGTGGTGAACCGTATAACCATGACAAACCTAAGCGAGGCTGATGCCAAGCAAGTGGCAAAAGCAAGGTATAAGAATACAGTGTACAATGGATTTACGGGTGATATTACCAGCTTAGGCACACCGAGAACGCACGCAGGCGATAGTGTTGAATATGAAAATGATTTTGAGCCGGATAAAAATGGCGCATATCTGATAGAACGGGTTGTGATAGACTATAACAATATGGGCGGTTTTTCAAGAAAAAACTACTTGTCATACAAAATATAAGGCATGGGATTCGATAAGGAGTTACAAGAGTTAATTCAATTAGTTGTAAAAAAACAACTCAACAGCTTTTCGCAAATAACGATTGGCAGGGCTGTAAATGTAACCGATGCTATGTGTGATGTGGAAAGAGCAGATGCGCCGACATTGATGGGTGTAAGGTTGAATGCGCTGGAAGATATGGGTGATGGATATGTAACTACTGTGCCTGAAGAGAATAGTTATGTGTTGTGCGGAATTATTGAGAATGACAAAACAGAGGCGGTTATTTTGAAATGCAGCCAAGTATCTAAGGTGTTGTGGAAAGTACAGGATATGACAAAGGTATTTGCTAAAGACGGTGTGGTGTGGAATGGCGGTGATAATGGCGGGATGGTGATAGTAGGAAAGTTGATTGAAAGGCTTAATGAAGTAGAAAGCGCATTAGCTGATTTGATACAAAAATATAATGCACACAAGCATCCTTATGTAAACGTAAGTACACCTGCTATAACAAGCGCAGCAGATAGCCTTTCAACAAAATTTGTAAGTGAAACTAAGGTTGAACAAATCGAAAACCCCAAAATAAAACATTGATGCGGACGGACTGGCTTATTGGTATTGACACGAACGACGAGGTGCTGGATGCGAACGGCGACTATGCAGAAGGTGCAAGTGCAGAGCAGGAAGCTCACACATGCATAGAAAGCAAAAAGGGCGCATTCACACAGTTCCCCGCCAGTGGTTTCGGTATAGTGGATTGGATACGCAATACGGCAGATGGCGCAATAGTGAATGAGCCTAAAAAATTCATAAGGCAGGCAAAAGTAGAACTGGAAGCAGACGGGCATATAAGCCCTGAAGTATATGTAACCAACAGGTTTGATGATTTAGTAATAAACATTAGCAAATAAAATGGCAAATTTTCTTACAGCGTACAAGATAACCCGCGCACATGAGGGTGGCTATGTAAACGACCCCGCAGACAGGGGTGGTGAAACCTACAAGGGTATAGCCCGCAAACGAAACCCGCAATGGAAGGGATGGAAGATAGTGGACGAGCTGAAAGCAGGCCGCAACTTTCCCGCATCGCTGGATAGCCATACGCTGCTGCAGCAATTGGTGCTTGATTTTTACGAGAATGAATACTGGCTAAGCCTGTCGCTCGACAAAGTAGAGAATCAGGCTATTGGCAATGAGATGTTTGATACGGGCGTGAACTTCGGTATCGGCTTCGCTGCTATCAGCCTGCAGCGTTCGCTGAATGTATGCAATCAGGGCGGCAAGATACATGCAGACCTGAAGGTAGATGGCAACATTGGCCCGGTTACGCTGCGATGCCTGAATGACCACCCGCGTATATACAATGTGCTGAAGACGCTAAACGTACTGCAAGGCGCACGTTATGTAGACATATGCGAAGCGAACCCATCGCAGGAGCGTTTCTTTCATGGCTGGATGGAAAGGGTAACGTTGTAATTGTTTAAAACCGTTTTAAAACTATAATGGAACAACCAAACACAGGCAATAAATATGCAGACGGCGGATACTTTATACTGCTGGCTGTTGGCTCATGGATAAGCGGCAAGGACATCGTTACATTCATTACGGCTGTCGGTGGATTCTTGTATATGCTGAACCAATTGAGGACTTTAATTAAAGATATCCGTAACAAAAAAGACAAATAATAATATGGAAACAACATTGTCGTTTTTTTCTTCCCTGATAGCAGATCTGTCTAAGCACATAGATTGGATTGTTGTAGTACTTGTGTTGTGTGGTGGCGAGTTCGCAAAGCGATATATGTCGGCGCTTACACATATTCACCTGTTTGCCAAGGATATCAAGATAAGCCTTACATGGAAGACGCTTATAGTAGGAAGTGTTCTTTCTTCTGTCTACATCTGCATGTTGGCATATAACCATCAGTTGCATCGAGAAGACCATATAAAATACTTCTTAAGCTATGCAGTTGCGACCAGCTTTTACGAGATGTTTTTGAAGTCAATACTCAGCAAACTCGGTCTGAAAAAGGAGGAGGAATAGCCATGAGAAGAAGCGAAATAATATTAATCGTATTACTGGTGTTGGCCTGTGCTGCATGTACCGGCGTTTGCGTGTATGCTTACAGAATTAATAAGCTGCTACATGTGGAGCGCAGCCTTTTTGATGCTAAAGCACAGTGGGCTATAGAAGCCAATAATGCAGAACGCCAGTTGCTGGAGCGACAGATACGCAGCAAAGACAGTATGGCTGCTTACTACCAAAAAAGGTATGAAGATGCCAACGAGCAAAAACAACAAATCAGTTCACAGTTCAAAACATTGAAGCATGAAATCAATACTACTGCTGATAGTGGCCAGTATGCTATCACTAAACGCTTGCTGTCAGGTTACGCTGAGCAAAGAAGAGATTAAAGAAGTAAACCTACGCCTGGCACAAGGGTTGGAGTGTGAAATGCTGCTGCCCGTGTTGGAAGAGCAGGTGAACCTGCTGGACAGTATGCATGCGGCCCGTAAAGAACAGGTTGATTTACTGCAAGGTCAATTACAGGTAGCAGATGAGCGTAGACGCATCGACGAATCCATACAAGTGCGCACTATGCAAGAGCTGGCGACATATAAGGCCAGTAGCGAAAAATACAAGCGCCGTATGAAACGTTGGCGGCTTGCTGCCATAATTGAAGGTGTGGCTATAGCAGGTGCTGGCGCGATTCTTTTTTCAGGTATTAAATAGTGGTATAACAAGTGTTAAAAGAGGTAACAGTAAGGCACGGACAAAGCATGATAGACATTGCGCTGCAGTATTATGGCAGCATCAATGGCGTGTGGGATGTAGCCAAACTGAATGACCTAAGCATCACTGAACAACTGAAAGCCGGACAAACACTAAAAGTGACTGTTACAGAGAACGAAACAACCAAGTACCTGGGCAGTTACAACGACAAGATAACCTACGTAATAGCCTGCGGAACGGAAGATGTGTTTGGCGGTATAGGCTATATGGAAATTGGTAACGATTTTATAGTACGCTAATGGCAAGGACAGCACAGCAAATATATGATGAATTAGTAGCTAAAGCGGTGGCGGAGTATGCCGCCGTTGGTGCAACGCTTCAACCAGCGAACTGGAGTAAATACAGCCCTCGCAGGCTTACCTATTGGGTGTTTGCAGTTGCCCTTAACAGTCTCGAGGTGTTGTGGGAAGAGGCTAAGGCATTCATGCTCTTGTTGCTATCTCAGCGAAAAACACACACACTTGGCTGGTATGCTACGATGGCTAAGAATTTTCAGTATGGTAAAGAGCTTGTGGCTGACAAAGACTATTACGATAATACCGGATTGACGCAGTCGCAGATTGATGATATGAAAATAGTGAAGTTTGCCAGTGCGACAGACGCTCCGTGCGGTATAGCCCTGAAGGTGGCAACACTTGATGGCAGTGGTAATATGATACCTCTTTCTACACCACAGCTTAATGCTCTAAAGGCATACATGAATAGGGTAAAAGACGCTGGTGTATATCTTGACAACTACTATAAAAACCAAGCGGCAGACAACCTGAAGCTGAGTTATAAAATATACTACGACCCATTGGTGCTGGCGGCAGATGGCAAACGAATAGACGGAACGAATGATACGCCCGTACAGTCGGCCATAGATGCTTTTATAAAAAGCATAGACTTTGACAAGAAGTACAGGCTTGACAAGCAGACAGATGCTATACAGGCTGTGGATGGTGTAATTATACCACACCTTGTAAGTGCACAGGCAAAGTATGCAGCCTTACCATACAGTGACATAAACGTAGAATACAAGCCTGATTCAGGTTACCTGCGATTGTATTCACCATCAGACCTTACTCTTGAATTTATACCGTATGAAGTGGTTTAATATTGACTATAACATATTGCCAAAGCTGCTGATAAAAAAAGTATGGCAAGAGCCTAAGCGAATGGCAGGCATAGCAGCTATACTGTGGCCTGTAAGAATGCTTTACAATGCATTTATAGTGTTTTTTAACAACATTATATATGAACTGGCGCATACCTCTCAAGTAGTATATATTGAAGCTGTACTGAACGACCGATTTGATGCAGGCCTGCGACGTATAAAAATAATAGACGCACCGCTTGTAGCGCCCATCAGCTTATTCAGGAATATAGAGCAACGCCCATTGTACATAAGGCGTAATACAGAAAATGCGCCCAAGTGGCTGCGGGTGTATAAAGAGATGTTTCCATCAGGCATTCAATTTACCATTGAAATACCTGTGAGTATAACATACGATGAAAAAGAACTAATTGCCCTGGTACGTAAGTACTGTCTACCCGGCAGGGCATTTATGATAAAACAAGTATAAGATGAAACGTAATTTATTCAATCAACTCGGCGGTTTTCCGTTTGCTCAAGACACACTTGAATGGCAACAGGACAGGACTAAGCAGATACTGCAGGCCATAGCCGAGATGGGCGTGCCTGCAGGCAGCACTGCGCCTGTGATACTGAGTGGTGTACACAAAAGCACGGGGCCTGATGCATATAGTGCGGGATGGATATACCTGAACGGCGATGTGATATACTTTGCAGGTGGTAATATACCGGGTAGCCCTGACTTGAGTAAAGTCTATGTGCAAGAATATAAGACGGCGGTTGTGTTTGAAGATACCACCTCCAAAGAAGTGTATATCGACAATGCGTTTGTATATGGTGTAGCGCCTGTAGGTGTGACGCAATATGAAATTGCAACCATGAAACGTTTTCATGAGCAATTCGGCAAGCAAGCGGCGGCGGATGCATGGAGTAGTATATCCGTCACTGCCTCTGTCGGTACAGCAGCTACACCAGCTAACGCAGCCGGTGATTTGTTCTATAAAAAAGTGCATGTTCCGGATGGCGTACAGGTACGTGCTGACTTGACAATTACTGAAGCGCAGCGCATCGTAGGTAATCCTCGATATGACTTAATGTGTCAATTGCCGGTAGGTTTCAGGCCATCGCAAATAAGACATTTTAAAGCATCTGTATATTATCATAATACAGCGTATATATTGGATGTGAGCGAAAAGGATTACATCAAAGACGTAAACTGTATCATTAACACATCCGGCCAGATAAGCATTGGCTGGATAGAGCCGATAGCAGGTGTAACCACTTATACCATATCGTTCAACGAATTTATACCACTTTACTAACAGGCATTGAGATGGCAGTAAAAACAAGGACAGATTTAAAAACCTACTTCCAAACAGGCGACAAACCAACTGAGGCACAGTTTGTAGACTTGCTGGACAGTGTGTGGCTAAAGGGCGACTATATACCCATAAGCCAAGTAACATACGGAGAGCTGGCATTAACGCCGAGTCCTGCTAATGTGGTGACATTTGATGCATCTGCAGGTGGTAACGCAGCCGTAACGCTTACAGCGAACAGCACCCTTGCTATTACCAATGCACTACCCGGACAGCAATTGTTGTTACGTGTAAAACAAGACGGAACGGGCGGCAGGACGCTTGGACTGCCTGCCGGTGCTAAAGTAGGCTATGGCGGTGCGGGTGCAATAACATTAAGTGCAGCCGCGAATGCAGAAGACATCGTTACCTTCTATTGCGTAAGTTCTACTTCTTTTCGTGTACTTGTAAATCAAAACTTCAGCTAATCATGGCAGTAAATGTATTCGGATTCGGTCAACCGGAGCCTTTGCTGCTTGATATGGTGCAAGGTGCATCTGCCGCGTTGTCGCTCCGGAAACTGCGCAAAGATTATACAGGTGCTGCGGTGCGCATCAGGCGTAGCAGCGACAACGCTGAACAAGACATCGGCTTCAGTGGCAAGGACTTTAACATGAGTGCCTTTAATAGCTTTGTTGGTGGTGGCACGGGTTATATCGTTACATTCTATGACCAGACAGGTAACGGCAGGCATTTTACGCAATCAAGCGCATCTGACCAGATGCAAGTAATAGCTACCAGTGCATTGACAACAAAGCCGCATATCAGCACACCTGGCGGCGGTTATTTTTGTTCCGGATTTACGATTAATAATAGGACGTTTACTGTATTTATGGTACAAAGGAGTAATCAGGCTAATTATACTGCGCTGCTTGCATCATATACCAATCCATCTCTAAACCACAGCTTCTTAAGTATGGTAGATAACGTATGGATTTCTTGGGGTAATGGTGATGGCAGCTCGCAAGGTTATATGATGGCCGGTGGGGTTACCGCATTGAACAATAATCTTGTTGCCGCAATAAAAGGTGATGGGACTTCTTCCCGTAAAACATACATAAATGGTGTTTTGAATAACGATGGCGGCAGTGCTGCTAACCTCAACTTTACACCACAGCTTGGATATGGATATAGCGGATTCAGAGGATTTTGGGGAGATATTATATTTTATCCAACCGGGCTTGCCCAAGCAGACGTGATACAAGCCCAACAAAACCAAATGACTTACTATGGAATTTCTTAAACAGAACATAACGGAAACGATATCCGTCTTCGCCTTTGAAACAGAAGCTGCAGCGATCGTAGCCATTAACACTATCAATGCCGGAGAGGGAATACCCGCAGACGAGCAGGCCTCAACACAAACCTATACTAAGCCTTTTGCGCACAATGGTACATGGTATATTAAAAAGGACAGTGTAACAGAAAAATACCTTATTGGCGGCGGAACGATAGAAATACCTCTATAGTGAAGAAGCACCTGTATTTGGGGAAAACAAGCAGCGAACAGTAACCAAATACAGATATATATGAAACCACCACTTACCTATTATGGCGGGAAGCAGAAGCTGGCTCCCGTCATCATTCCGCTAATACCGGAACACACGCTTTACAACGAACCATTCTGCGGCGGAGCAGCTATACTGTTTAACAAGCCACAGAGTGAGATTGAAGTTCTTAATGACGCGAACAAAGAGTTGATCAACTTCTACAAAGTTGTGCAGCAGGACTATGTATCGCTGGAGAAGAAGATACGCATTACCCTGCATAGCAGAAGCCAACACGCAGATGCAAAGGTTATCTACGAAAACCCGCACTTGTTTGGAGACCTGGACAGAGCATGGGCTGTGTGGGTACTTGCCAGTCAGTCGTTCAGCTCTATGCTCGATGGCAGTTGGGGATATGATAAGTCGAAAAACTGCACTACAAAAAAAGTCATCAATAAAGGTTTGCTCTTCAGTGAAGAGTATGCCATCAGACTGCAGAACGTACAGCTCGAATGTACCGATGCTTTGTACATCATTAAAAGCAGGGATACAGTGCAGTCTTTCCATTACTGCGACCCGCCTTACTTCAACAGCGACTGCGGCCATTATAAGGGTTATACAGAACAAGACATGCGCAACCTGCTTGATACACTCGCAACCATCAAAGGAAAATTCCTGCTATCGTCTTATCCATCTGATTTGCTGGATGGCTATATAAAGCAATACGGCTGGCAATACAAGGCTTTTGAACAGAAAGTAAGCGTGAATAAAGGGAGCGGCAGAGGGAAGCTAAAAACGGAAGTTTTGACCGCTAATTACAACATCTGATAATGAACTCCTGATTTAATGGGAATGCAGGCAAAATATATAAGCAACATTAAACAGGTATATGAATCACGGAAGTTTATTTTCAGGCGGCGGAGGATTTGACCTTGCCGCAGAGATGGCAGGTTGGAACAATGTATTTCACTGCGAGAAAGATCCATTTTGTAGAACAATTTTAAACCATTACTGGCCACATGCAACAACGTATGAAGACATCAGGGCATTCAAAGGAAAAAAGTATAAAGGAAAGATTGACATCATTACAGGCGGCTTCCCCTGCCAGCCATTCAGTGCTGCCGGGAAGCGAAGAGGCACGGCTGATGACAGATACCTCTGGCCGGAGATGCTTAGAGTTATCAGAGAAATACAACCCCGATGGGTTGTGGGCGAGAACGTTTACGGCCTTGTTAGTTGGGACGAGGGTATGGTTTTCCACCAGGTGCAACTTGACTTGGAAGCTGAAGGCTACGAAGTCGGCGCGTATGTATTACCAGCTTCAGGTATCAACGCTCCGCATCAAAGATACCGCGTCTGGTTCGTTGCATACAATAATGAATATGGTACCAGCCGGCGAAAGAAAGCTGATACCAACACCTGTAGCAATGGACGGTTCAGCACCTACTTTAGCGGCCACGCTACGCAGCGACGAGACTGCAGAGAACACATCGACACTGACGGCTTACGTTCGGTACAACTACCACAAGCTGATGCCGACACCTACAGCCAGCGACAAGAACTGGCGGCAGAAGAGCGAACGATGGAACGGGAGCGACCTGATAAGCACAGTGCAGGAAATTACTGGCACAACTGGCCTGTTGAATCCCCGCTTCGTGGCAGAAATGATGGGTTACCCACCGAACTGGACGGAATTACCGTTTCTAAATGGTGTAACGAAAGCCTGAAGATGTACGGCAATGCGATAGTACCACAAATGGCGCTACAACTATTTGAGAGTATAAAGGCATATGAATTGTTATAAGAAAAGCCCCAATGCGGGGCTTTTCTGTTTATTATCTTCTACGTGTGTGCGGCCTGACATATGTGCCATCCTTTCTATAATACCCTCTTACGTTTACAGTGCCTCCACTTGACTTAGCCTTTGTGCGGCTGCTGCCACCGCTTTGGTAGAGGCTGTTGCTACTGCCTGAATTGTCTGAACTGCTTGAAGAACGGGCAGGAGCGCAAACACCGCATGTGCCGCCATTAGAACAGTGCTTGCACTTACTGCAGTTTTTACATGCAGTGCAATTGGCTTTTCCTGTACACTTGCCAGCATATAGCTGTACAGGCATAATAAGTGTTAAGGCAAGCAGGAGAGAAATAATATGTTTCATAAATAAATGGTTTGGTGAGCTACAAACCTACAAAGGCCAGATATAAAAAACACTCGCAATTTAACGGGAATTTTCAGGGGTGGAATATTGCCGCCCGGACGGTATAAGAAGTTGCGACACTTACATAAACCTTGAGCTTTCGCCCTGTCCGGGCGGTTTCTCCTATAATGGGAAAAACAAGCCTAATGGACTTGATTTATGTAAGTGTCGCATTGCAAATATACAAAGGCTACTGCTTGAAAATACCCTCTGCTATCAAATATAATCTGATGCCATTCCTTATCTCCGGTGTATGCTGTAGCATGTCTATACCATAGTCTTTGTTAATGGATTCTTTGATTTTATGAATAACAGGCCAGTTGGCCGACATGAAGTCGTCTATGCTCATGCTGGCATTGTAGTGAGCCTCATTCCTTAACCAATGTAACCTTGCTATAATGACCTCTGAAAGCATTTTATTGGTAACCAT